AATGACTGCAGTAAACTCTTCGTCACTCAGTGGTTCTTCGAACACGGTATCAAGCACTTCAGCAAACGCTTCATCGCTTAACTCTTCCGCAAACACTTGATCAATAACCTCTGTGAACTGCTCTTCCGATAGGTCGCCAGATAATAGTTCTGTAGCTGCAGCAACTAACTCTTCTTCATTATCAGCTGAAGTTAAAATTTCATCTACGGCATTAGCAAATTCTTCTTCAGTTAAATCTCCAGATAAAATCTCATCCACTTGATCAGATATCTCTTCTGGAACAGTAGTCTCAGGTTCCGGTTCTATAACTTCTGGTTCAGGAATAGTTATTTCTGGTTCAGGATCTGTAGTTTCTGGTTCCGGATCAACTATAGGAGGATCTGTATCTGGAGGAATAACAACAGGAGGAATTACTTCTGGCTCAGTTGTAGTAGTTGTTTCTGGTTCCGGCTCAGTTGTAGTTGTGGGCTCTGGCTCTGGCTCTGGCTCAGTTGTAGTAGTGGTTTCTGGCTCGGGCTCAGTTGTGGTTGTGGTTTCTGGCTCGGTTGTAGTGGTTGTAGTGGTTGGAGTTGGGTCAATAACAGTGACGTCAACGGTTGCTTCGGGACCATAAGCGCAAGGACCTATTCCTTCTGGGTCAAAACAACTTTGATTTCCCGCTTTAATACCAAAGCGAACAGGGCCAAACCCAGTAGTCGAGGAGAACATATAGTCAGCAAGTGAATAATTGGTTCCCTGGTTAGTCCAAACCCCCCAACCATTCAATGTGGTTCCGCCAATCTCATCAAGGCCGTAGAACGTGACTCCATAAGCATAAATATCAACATTGCTTGCTGTTGGCGCGTCCCAATCTAAGTCTACGCTCCCATTTTCATTAGCTATTGCTGTCAAGTTTTGAACCATATTAAAGTACGGAGGAAGAGTAGTCGTAGTAGTTGTAGGTGTTTCGCCGGAAGTGCCAAGAATACGAATGTAATACCCGCACCAGTTGCTACCCCAGGTATAGGTTGAGACGCCATTTGCAGTGCTGCCTGCGTAGGATGGGTAGTTGTCTACCAGATATGGTTCAATGATCGCCGTTTCGCCAACGTCAATTAAACCAGCGTGAACAGCAGCTGAAGAAAACGTTGAGTCATCTGTGTAGGGATTGGAACCCCAGATTGCGCCACCGGAAGTTCCGGTGACAGTAAAGGCTTGATATGGGCCGCAGCCATTATTCCCAGGAGTAAAAGGCAACGGTGCTGGAGTGATAGATAGATTTACATTGTCAATACTCGGACCGTAATGCCCAGCCCAGTATCCATTGTCCATGCCACTAAAGGTTATTGTAGCGGTTGTTGCTCCTTCAGGAATGGTAATGGACAAACTGAAGTTTTCCAGGTCATGGGCAATAGATCTAGTGACCGTGGCCGAAGCGGGGGAGGGGGAGTCTGAGGACAGGGTTGCTGTCCAGGTGTCTGACACAGCACCTTGGCCTACGCTATTAGTCACACTATTATCAACCACAAATGAAACATTTATAATCTCTCCTGGTGTGACAGGAATAGATTGGAAAACTTCGCCGGTTTGATAAGAAAATTGCAAAGAGCCATTGAACAAAACTCCAGAGCCTCCGTCTTGAGGGACAGTCCATCCGGATGATCCATTAAAATCTCCATTGACAAAAGTGTTACTTGCCTGCGCACTTGATAGCGGTGCAAAAAAGCCAACAATAGCGATGCTAATTGTGGAAAACCTAAATAAGTTACTAATAAAATTCCGCATAATAAAGACTCCCATCCTCAATAAAATAGTAAGACTAAAGTTTCTAAATAAGAGCATAGATTATTGACACACTAGATATTATTGTGATAATATATAAATATATTTTATTGACATTTCTAAAGTTTCCGGCTTATCTAGAGAATTTACATGGTTTTTCTGGAATAACATGACAAAAAATGTTACTATTTATATAAGCGCTTATTCTTATTATGTAGAGGTTTTACATGGCTAATACTCTTAAAGTTAAAAATTCAGGTACAGCTACGTCCGTACCCTCAACTTTGGTCTACGGAGAACTAGCCTTAAACTACACTGATGGTAAGCTGTTCTATAAGAATGGGTCTGCCACTATCATTGGCGCTAAATTAATTACGGGAATAACCGGAACTACAGATCAAGTTACTGTAACCGAAACGTCTGGTTCTTTTGCAATCAGCCTACCTAGTACGGTAAAAGTCTCTAATTTATATGTCAATAACATACAACTAGACCCAACTGGCGCCACCTCCAACCAGGTACTGTCGTACAACGGAACTAAGTTTGTTCCAGTAACGAATAGTGCTACAGCAACAACAAGTGCAACTGACTTAACTTCAGGCACTCTAGATAACGCCCGTTTACCAGCAGCAGCAACAAACATTACTTCTGTTGGCACACTGACTTCTTTGGCGGTTACTAACGGTGTAACGGCAGCAACCTTTACTGGTGCTTTAACAGGCAACGCTTCTACCGCTACCAATGTTGCTTATACTGGTTTAACAGGAACTGTTCCTACTTGGAATCAAAACACCACAGGTAACGCTGCAACCGTAACCACTAATGCCAACTTGACTGGTGGGGTTACTTCCGTTGGCAACGCTGCAACAGTTGTAACTAACGCCAACTTGACAGGTGATGTTACTTCTGTAGGAAACGCTACGACCTTAACTAACGCTCCTGTTATCGCCAAAGTGTTGACAGGCTATGTTTCAGGTGCTGGAACCGTCGCTGCTACGGACAGTATTTTGCAGGCAGTCCAAAAGTTAAACGGCAATGTTGCTTTGAAAGCAAACATTGCTTCACCTACTTTTACTGGTACACCTTTAAGCACGACCGCTGCCGTAGATACAAATACGACACAGATTGCGACCACCGCCTATGTTGTAGGTCAAGGTTATGCGAAGTTGGCTAGTCCAACTTTCACTGGTACCGTAACAGTCCCAACTCCGACAAACTCAACTGATGCTGTCACTAAAGCCTATGCCGATGCCATCACGCAGAGCCTTGACATTAAAGATTCAGTTAGAGTCGCATCAACAGTAAACATCGCCGTTGCCTCTGCCCTTATAAGCGCCTCAACAATTGATGGCGTAGTTGTTGCAACTGGTGACCGTGTTCTGCTTAAAAACCAGACGACAGCCTCAGAAAATGGTATCTACGTTGTCGTAGCATCTGGGGCAGCATCAAGGTCTACTGATGCAAATACATCAGCAAAAGTTACAAGTGGAATGTATGTATTTGTTTCTGAAGGCACCGTTAGTGCCGATATGGGCTATGTGCTCACGACTAACGACACAATCACACTTGGTACAACATCACTTACTTTCACACAGTTCTCAGGTGCTGGACAAATCACTGCTGGTACTGGTTTATCCAAGTCTGGCAACACACTGTCAATTGACACTACGGTCACAGCAGACCTCACAACAGCGCAGACCTTGACTAATAAAACTTTGACTTCACCAGTACTGACAACGCCTGCATTAGGGACGCCCGCGTCAGGTATTGCAACCAACTTGACCGGCACTGCGTCCGGTTTAACCGCAGGAAATGTTACAACTAACGCCAACTTAACTGGAGATGTCACATCGGTTGGCAATGCTACAGCCATTGCTAGCAATGTTATTGTTAACGCTGATATTAACACCGCTGCTGCTATTGAACTATCCAAGTTGGCAACTACAGGGACAATGACAGCAACAACTTTTGTTGGTGCGTTGACAGGTACGGCTTCAGGTAACTTAGTTTCTGGTGGTGCGCTTGGCACTCCTTCAAGCGGCACTCTAACTAACTGCACATTCCCTACGCTCAACCAAAGCACAACTGGTAGTGCAGCAACTTTAACTAATACAAGAACACTTTGGGGTCAAAACTTCAACGGTTCTGCGAATGTCTCTGGAGCGTTGACTGGAGCAACAACCGTTGCTTTAAGTGGTGCTACGAGTGGTACGACAACGGTACAAGCAAGCGCCGTTGCTGGAACAACCACGATAACTCTTCCTGCTGCTACGGGTACCGTAGCACTTTTAGGTACTATTGCACTTGGTACTGACACTACTGGCAACTATATGTCAGGTATCACTGGTACGAGTCCTGTGTCAGTTACACATACCCCAGCAGAAGGATCATCAGCTACGGTTGCTTTGGCATCAGGTTATGGTGATACCCAAAATCCGTATGCATCCAAGACTGCAAACTATGTTTTAGCGGCTCCTAACGGCACTGCTGGAGTTCCTACATTTAGAGCAATTGTTGCTGCTGATATCCCTACACTCAACCAAAACACTACTGGCAACGCAGCAACCGTAACCACTAACGCAAACCTGACTGGTCACATCACTTCAACAGGTAACGCTACAGTCCTTGGGTCGTTCACATCAGCGCAACTTCTTGCGGCCTTAACCGATGAGACAGGTACCGGTGCGGCCGTATTTGCTAATAGTCCTGCCCTCACGGGTACGCCTACAGCACCGACCGCGGCGTTAGCGACGAACACAACTCAAGTTGCAACCACTGCGTTTGTTCTTGCAAACGCTAGTGCAGGTGCTACTACGTTAGACGGCCTTACAGATGTTGTTATTACAACTCCAGCTTCAACAGAGGTACTTAAGTATAACACAGGTTCATGGGTAAATAGTGTAATCACTCTTGGAACAGATACATCAGGCAACTACGTATCTGGTTTTACTTCTGGGACAGGGATTACAGTAACCCATACACCAGCAGAAGGTTCTAGTGCAACAATTTCGTTAACAAACACAAGCATCTCACTCAATGGTTCATCAGTTTCCCTAACTAGCGCAGGTACGCAGACAATTACTGCTGCTGCGGGAACACTTACTGGAGCGACGCTTGCTGCTGGAGTCACCGGCTCTTCACTTACATCAGTAGGCACCATCGTCACTGGTGTATGGACTGGCACCGCTATTGCTCTTGCTAATGGTGGCACTGGAGCAACTACGGCACCGAATGCAAGAACGGCCCTTGGGTTAGCGATTGGTACAGATGTTCAAGCCTATGACGCTGACCTTACAGCGATTGCTGCTCTTGCTGGTACTTCGGGATTACTTAAGAAAACCGCAGCGAATACATGGTCATTGGATACTACCACCTACATGACTACGGCGGCACCAGGAACTTTGACTGGCTCATTGACATTGCGAGCGGGTACTGCAACTGCGGGTACTGCACCTTTATATTTAACAAGCGGTATTAACTTAACGACTGCTGCTGCTGGTGCTATGGAGTTTGATGGTACAAACCTTTATTTCAGTCCGTCTACGACTCGTAAAACTATTGCATTTACAGACTCAGCAATAACAAGCAGTACTTTTATAGGCACTACTTCCGTAGCATTAAACCGCTCATCTGGCGCCCTAACTTTAGCAGGTATCACATTAACTACACCTGTGCTGGGAGCCGCAACCGCAACCTCAATCAACAAGGTTGCCTTAACTGCACCAGCGACTGGTTCAACTTTAACTATTGCCGACGGTAAAACCCTTACTGCATCCAACACCCTTACTCTTGCTGGCACTGACGCAACAACAATGACATTCCCTAGTACCTCAGCAACCATTGCTAGGACTGATGCGGCGAACACTTTCACGGGTATTCAATCAATGACTTCTCCCGCAATTACTACAAGTTTAACAACAGGTAGTGCTTCTTTCGACCTAATCAACACAATAGCAACAACAGTAAACTTTGCAAAAGCAGCAACTACTTTAAGCATTGGCGCGGCAACTGGTACGACGACAATCAACAATAACGCAGTTGTTACAGGCAACTTGACCATCAACGGCACAACATTTACGGTTAATTCAACAACAATTACAGTAGATGACCCGATTATTACTCTTGGTGGCGACACTGCCCCAGCATCGGACGATAATAAAGACCGTGGTGTCGAGTTCCGCTGGCATAACGGAACGACGGCCAAGGTTGGATTCTTTGGCTATGACGATTCAAGTGGCAAACTTGTATTCATCCCAGATGCCACAAACACATCTGAGGTATTTTCTGGAACGCTTGGAACTATTGACGTTGGGGCGGTGCATATTAGCGGTTCGCAAATCGCGGCGTCCAATTTAAGCAACGGAACCACTGGTACTGCTGGAACAGCAATTGTTCTGGCAACATCGCCAACATTAGTGACCCCAATCCTGGGTACGCCACAATCAGGAAACCTCGGGAGTTGTACAAACATTCCTGCGGCGCAAATCTCGGGAACAATCACACCAGCCGTTATGGGTACCTCTTCTTCAATAACCGGGATTACGGGTGCCAACTCCGTTCCAAATACCGGTACGGCAACCGTAGTGGATACAACTACAGCAAGTGGTACTCATGCAATAGAATATACACTGAGACTCACAACAGGGAGCAAGAGAAGACTCTCCAAAATTCTGATTAACCCCGATAGCGCAGGAACAGGGGTAGACTATGTTGAGTATGGAGTGATTGAGACTGGCGGTGCAATTACTGGAATTTCTGTAACGTCAGATTATTCTACGCCAAACTTTAGATTACTTGTTGCTAATACCGAGGGTACTGTAACTGCAAAACTACAGAAATTTGTTATGGTGTAATTATGGCTGTGGCTTCATTTAAAATATCAGATGACCTAAATCTCGACGGTGTGAAGTTTAATCCTGCTGGCGCAACGACTGGTCAAGTTTTAACATATTCAACATCAACAAATACATTCTCGCCAACATCAGAAACCCCAGCAGGAACTGTGGTCATGTATGGCGGAAGTAGTGTACCAACTGGATGGCTTTTGTGTGATGGGACTGTTTATAATATCTCAAGTTACAACACGCTCGGAAACTTGCTTTTGTCTCGGTATGGAGGTAATGGAACTACAACATTTGCTGTACCTAATTTTGTTAGTAGAATACCTGCAGCGACTACACTTCCACTCGTCATATCTGCTGCTTCTTATTTTTCTGGTTATGGTACAAGTTCCTACACCACAACGACACCTCATTATTTCAATACTGGCGATACCGTTGCGGTAACTGGCATAACACCAAGTTCGTGGAACCGCACGGCAACAATTACCGTTTTGGATTCCACACAATTCTATTTTACATTATTTAACGGCTCTACGGGTGGGGCTTATTCATCGGGAGGAACCGCTCTTGGTCCCCCATCAACTAATTTGGCGAGTAGCAGTAATACATTCAACCATTCTCATTCTGCAACATATGGAACTGATGGTGTTAACGTTAACTTAGCGCATAACCATACAACAGGTGCACCTAATGCCGACCATAATCATACACTTAACTCAGATAAAGGAAATCATGGGCACGGCACTACTGGCAGTGGAGGAATAGGCCATGTTCACAACCTTAGTTATAAAATGGGCAACGTCACACAAGCAACCAGTGACGATAGCGCCACCCACACACATGGGTATAGTACGGATAACGCAAACCATTCTCATCTAGATGCAGCGAATAGCGACGTTCACTCGCATGCGGCATCAGGTCTAGGAACAACAAGTCATACTCATGCTCATAATAGCATTACTCTTGTAACGGCAAACCAGACAACTAGTATTAGCAACCATAGTCACGGCTCATTTAACGTGATGCAAATGTTATTTATTATCAAAACGTGATACATCATGGCTGCCTCTAATTTTTATACAACAACTACACTTACATCATCGGGGGTTCTCATTAACCCCAGTAGTGCAATTGATGGCGCTGCTCTTATGTACAAAACATCAAGCAGTTCTTTTGGGGCAACCGAACGAGCCGTTCCAATTGGGACAATTAGAATGTACGTAAGCCCAACTACTCCAACTAATTATATCATATGCAACGGTCAATCTTTGAATACATTTACATATAGATTTCTTCATGCAGTAATTTCAAACAAGTATGGCGGGACTGCTTATTCGGCAGGTGTAACAGACCAGTCGGGTCAAATCACAACGTTCTCTCTACCAAACTTAATCAGCACAGTGCTTCCTTACGCAAGTAATGCGAATACTTCACTTACAACATCAATTAATATTGGTGCGACGTCACAAAATATCGACCACAGTCATGCTTTCCCAATTACCTTAACTGCTGGTGTCGGAACAACTACGCATAATCATACGTCAACTGCTGGAAACCAAACAATAAATGCTGCCACTGCCAATCATACTCATACGTGGGCTTCTACCACACAATTCGGAGGTGCCCATGTTCACACTATTCAGGGGACATCAGCATCACACACGCACGTGTATGTACGCAGTAATGCGGCTCAAGCCGATTCAACTAGCAATGCTGCTAACGGCCATACCCACACGGGTGCTGCACCTGGCTCAAATCATAACCACACCGCAAACTCTGGCGATGCCCATACACATAGTACAAATTCTGGTGGGGATAATCATTCATCACACAATTATCAAATGACAAGCAATGCCGCATCGCTTTCTCACTCACATACCAGTAATTCAATCACTGGCATATACTTCTATATAAGGTATCAGTAATGGCTGAGTCAACATTTCGGATTCCATCGAATATTAATATTGATACTATTAATATAGATGTATCGTCACCTGTCGATAGTCAAGTCATTCTTCATGATGGTACTAAATTTGTATCCGGATATCATGTACCAGTTGGGACGATTGAAATGTGGGGCGGTTTATCAACAAATGTTCCCTATGGCTGGCTTCTTTGTGATGGACAGCAAATTCTTTCAACATCTGCTTTGGGAGTTGTTTTAAGTACGAGATATAACACCGGCGGCGAAACAGCGGGAAATGTTCGCGTGCCGAATATGTCCACCGTTCTTCCTATGGGCATTACTAGTGGTGCCAATGCCAATACACCAACATTTTCTTATCCGTCATCAGACGTAACTCACACTCATGCCAGTTTTACAGCATCCACTGCAACCACAAACTCTGATGGAGCAAACCATTCTCATACCTATCAAGATGGAGGCGCACATAATCATTCAGCAGTGGCTGCAAACTTTGGCCACGCGCATAATACCAATAATCAATCTACAACACATTATCACAACACCGGCGGTGCTAATATTGCATACGTCACCAGTGGAGCAACTGCACATACTGCATCCCTCCACGGAAATCCTGCCAGCGACGATGCTGCACATTCACATACAGCAGGAACACAAAATGCCAATCATAGCCATGGCATTACTGGGGCAGCAACAACACACAACCACACATGGGCTTCTAATGCAACAGGAGCCGCGACGACAACCGCAGGGTCACACAACCATACTGTTACCGTTGTCTCGATTTCGTTTATCATCAAATCTTAGGAGAACAAATGTTGGAAAATCACCCAATGCACGAATACGGAGTAGGCTACTACTTTCGTGAAATCGGTCTTACTGATTCTGTAGGATTATTTAACTTTACTTCATCTGTAAGGAATTTTAGATTTGAAGGAGGTTGGGACGAAAATAATCAAGTAGATTTTAATCGCTGCGATAACTCCGCTCCACGTGACGCATATTTACCAAGCGGTTTTCATAAATGGGACTATGAACTTAATTTATGCTCATGCGGCTCTACTTCAAAACCTCATGGCACAACAAATGACCATTATACATGCCTAACTCATTGCAAAGTTTTTAGAGTCCCCATTCAAACAAAAAAAGGTTTTATCGTCTATCTAGAATATAAAAATCCCGAGAATGAAAGTATCAATATAGAGCGTTCCGACTGTAGTGGTAGAACATTTCAAGAGGTGTTTCGCTCCATCCTTGAATGGCAGTGGGTACATCTTAATTTAGGAAATAATGAGGCCGTAGCAATTGCAGCACATGAGTTTGTCCAAGAAATAAACCCACCTGAGGATATTATTGATTGGCTATGGTTAGGCGTCCCAGACCAGCACGTTGCTAAATTTTTACGAGCAATCCCAAATCCGCGACAAAGAAATATATTAGAAGAAATCCCCGATATGAATACTCGTTTCAACTTATGGATTGAAACTCAAATTACTTCGATGCCAAATATTTGGCCATATGGACCTAGATAAAAAATGAATATTGAACATTACGATTATATTTATCCAGTAGTCCATGACTTATCAACGGTACGTTCTTCTACTTTTTCTAAAATTGATTACGAAAAAATATCTCTTCTTAATACAACTCGGGGAAAATTGGTGCCAAAAGATTTATTTGGTGTATTTATCGATGAACGTAATAATATTTTTCTAGGTTTATCTAGACTATTTAAAACATACAATTTAATTTTGAATTATTATTCAAATGAATATAATATTAATTATACTTTTTATAAAGATGTTGCTGACATTATTACTAGACCGCTAACGTCGTCTCTTGGTATATTTAAGTTCACAGACTCCAAACCCGCCTCTGCTTATGGCAGGG